CTCATGCTCTGCCCTATAGGTATTGCCAACTTTGAACTGTTCATAGCCAATATCCAAGAGGGACAAGTCCAGTGCACTGATTGAAATACTGTTGGATAAGGCACGGTTTCTGATCCATGTAAGGCCTTTACGCCACAATTCATCACAATCTGTAACATCATCCCAAATCATAACTTTTTCAACGATGGTACCAAACAAGTTTCTAGCTGAACCTGCATATGGAGAATGTGGATTTCTTAAGTTTAGAGACTGACCTGTCATCCAAAGTAACGCCACAATATCCCGAGAAGTATACCTTTCCTTCCAATGATCCGGGTTATGGATAGCACCAACATCAGCTAATCTCTGAATCCCTTGAAACCATTCTTCACGTCTGTTTTGTGCGATATGATCTATGGCAGGACCTCCCATAACCTCATCTCGTGCTGCAGCAACTCTATCCGGAAGGTAATTCAACACGGATAAGCTAAGTAACAGTTGTCCCGTCCATGTGGAAAGTGTACGTCTGAATCGGTCTTCAAATAGCTCATGCCAATGTCCTCCCGGCAGAAGGATTCCTGCTTCTTCCAGGCGACTAAGTGCCGGCTCAATGTCCACTTCTATCCAATTGGGGCTGCCGAGATTCAGACGTGCATTGACTTCATCTGACCCTTGAAATCTGGGTACGCATGTATTTAGTTCACGTTCAGCTTTGCGAACTAACCAACGCAAACGCATTAGAGATACTCGCTGATCTTGATTCAAATCCTGCAGGATGTCATTAGGAGGTAGTATGCCCGCCCTTCCACTTGCTCGCCAATATGCCGGGTTGTTTATCACACCAACTGTGTTAAAAACTGATATAGCTCTTGAGAATTCTTCTGAATTTCTTACATTATTCACGTTCCAAAGATCAGCTGTAGCTGCACTATCAAACAGATCTCCCAAGGTTTGCCCGCTCCTGCATCCGGGATTTTCACAATCTATTCCATCACATGGAATGTAGTTCAATCTTGACAAGTTAATCAAAAGCTGGAACATCCAAGGATCGATCTGATTGTAGTTATTCATCCACCACCGTACATTATCCCCATAATCTCGTGTCGGATCCCCGCCCTCGCTATTATTGATAATTCCCGCTGCCACCAGACGGCGAATGGCGTTTCGTGGTGTATTCAATTCAATCCCCAGTGGAACAAGACGTGTGATGGCTTGACTGGAGAGATTTTCTGAGCGAATACTTTCTAAGTTCTCTGCCAGTCTGATAGGCATATTGCCTGGTTTCCAGAATTCATTTTCACGCTGTTCGTAATATAGGACACGCTGTTCAGTGCGACCGTCAGCACTCATGCGATAATCCAGCCAAACATATCCACCAAATTCATCCAATAAGTTATCTGTTATGTTTTTGAATGTGGAGTCATAGGTTATGTGATATCTATCTCCTAACTCCCCTGCACCCTGGCTCTCCGGCAAATCCGGGTTATGATCCACTCCATTTACATTGACCATATGGATTTTTTTTGCTTCTTCCACACGATCATTATGACGTCTTATGATCCTCCGCACATATTCGCCTGTTGTAATACTTGTCTCACCACTAAACTCTCGCACTCGCTGCACACTATCCAGAAGAAATGCAAGTTCACACTCTACGACAAACTCTTTGACCATTTGACCGCTATTGTTCATTTTGGGTGTGTAATCTATTACACGACCACGGAAGATAACCTTATTTTGAGAGTCTCGAACTCGAACCATAGATGCATAGGGTCGTATGTCCTCTTTAAACAACGGATGGGTGTACAACATTTCAAAGCGAAAATCGTTAATGGCATTTAACATCCGTGTAATCTTGCCCTTGTAAAGCACACTCTCTTTTGAATGTGGATCATGCAGGACTTTGGTTTCTGTTCGGTTTCCGATGCGGATATCAATTTCAACAAAATACACTTATATCCGCTCCTTCCGCCAATCAAACCCTACAGTTCCTGAGCCTGATATATTAAGTTCATTCATGCCCAGTGCCAATCTCAGACCCGGATATTGACGTGTCCCGCTTTGTATCTGATACTCTCCACTATCTTTTTCGATTTGCATATTCGAGGTGCTGTTAATTGTTGGTGTCAGCACCTTTTGGCTGGCATTGTACAACATTACTCTCTCTTGCCCTTGTATGTTGTATCTCAAATCGTTATGGAATGCATCAATATCAAAGTTAAACGGGTCGAACAGATCATCAGCTTCTGTATGGTTAGCGATTTTAAAGGGATATAGATCAAACGTGATCTCTACCCGCAGCCTATTAAAGGCATACTCGTCTTCCACAATTATCTCCTTGCACTTGCCTATATAGTGAAAGTCAGGCTCATAGCTGTCATTTAGCCTTTGACCGAACTCACCCATCAGCAAATTTTCTATGGTTGTCTGAAAATCCCGTGCTGTATGAGATGAATTCTTTGGATGTGTATTTCGTGCTGTTGGTTCATGTTTATCTACGCCAAAGCGATAAAACACATAGGTGATTTCACGGTTTTCATAGATACGATTGCCCAGTAATTTGGACATATCCACAACACCTTGCATATAAGGAATGCTTGCAATTACTTCTTTTTCCGGCGGCGTTATGGCTGCACGATCATGGAGATGAAGCCGAAACCGTTTGGATTCAAAGAGCCCAAATTCAATGCCATGTTGCGGCAGCTTGTCCATAGTCATTCCATATATTAAATCATTTGTTGCTGTCATTTGCTTTTACCTCCCCCATCTTGAATTGTATGATATAGCTTGTCCGGCAGCATTGTCATAGTGTGGATATGTTGCACCCACCAACTCTCCGCTATCCATTACGATATGCTTACCTGCTTCTACTGCTGCAATTAAGCGTTCCATCATGCTGCTTTGCTGTAATGCATCATGTGGTGTGATGTCAAGTTGTAATTGATGTTTGATCTCTTGCTTCGTCAACATAGTTTGCAGTTGTTTTTGCATCGACAAGGCATGTGCAACTCCATCCTGCATCAACGAGCTTATACTTCCGGCAAACCCTTTCTGTGCCAAGTACAGTGTCTTTGTCATGGTTTTGAGCTTTTCCTGCATTGCCATTGCATGTCGGAAGCTTTCCTGCACTGAATTTGCTGCATTTCCCGCAACATTTTCGACTTGTGCTTCTTGTCTTTTCTGCTGTTTTGCCAGCATCATTTGAAGCTTTTGCTGCATATTAAAGGCTTGCTGCACTCCTGTTTGTACAAAAGAAGCTGCACTTTGAGCAAATTTCTTTTTCGTTGCAAGTAATTTCTCTGATACTTCATGAAGCTTTTTCTGCATCATTACTGCACGCCCAAATTCTTCGGGAATTGCATCTCCTGCACTTTCTGCTGCTTTTTTCATTTGTGTCTTTTGCTGCTTTGCTAACATACTGTGAAGCTGCTTTTGTTTGAGCATTGCATCTTTGAAACCATCTTGTACTGAATCAGCCGCATCCTCTGCTACGCCCTCAACATTTTTCTGCTGACTTTTCATTCCATCAGCAAAGCCTTCCATTGTGAAACCACCTAAGCGATGCATAACACGGGATGGTGAATTGATTTGCAGGGTTCTTCTAATGCGGTTCAATGCACCGTTAGCCAGGCGAGTAACAACATTATTCAGTGGACTTTCTTGACTCTCCATACCCAGCATCAGACCTTGGACTACAAATCTACCTATGACTTTCATTGCACGAGATGGTGAAGCAGTTTCAAAACCATCATTAAATCCAGCTAGCACGTTTTCAACGATATCATCCACTTCATCATATACACCCGGTGCACCATCAGCCAGTCCCTTTTCAAGTCCAGCCATGCAGCGTACTCCAATTTCTTCTCCACCTTGCTCGGCAACTTCTATACCAGCTTCTACTACGTATTCAAGGGGATCGGTGACTGTAGAACTATCAATATTGTTCATTCCGTCACCAAAACCATCACAATATGCATCAGCAGCTTCTGCTCCATAAGGAGGCATTGTTCCTTTGGCATGTGCTGTAGCATCTGCTACACCGGCCTCTAACTGCTGGATTACCGCCCATGCTGCTTCGTATCCTTCGCTGCCGGGGTCCAGGGCATCTTGTAGTAGTTGACTTCCGGCAGTACCTAGAGATTCGAGCTGATGTAATACTTCATCACAGACTTTATCACCAATCGCCACGATATCTCGACTCCATTGGTTGTAAATTTCCCTGTTGCGTTGAAGCATTGCTGCGATTTCCTCATGAGACTTGTCCAACTCATTTGGCAGTTCACGGAAATTGTTAACGATACTACCTGTATGGCTGCGAATGTCTTCCTGTAGTTGTGCAAAAGCCTTGTCTTGATTTGCAGCCCACTCTTCGAGAGACAAGCCATAGTGCTCCATCTCAGCGAGAATGTCATCTGTAGACATACCCCACTGATCGGCTACTGCTTGCAATGCTTCTGTCTGCTTTGCTTCCCATTCAGCAGTGGTGAGATTGTATTCTTTCATTTCGGCACGAATTTCATCTCCACATCGATTCCATGTATTTGACAGTGATTCTACTTCCCTATTTTTCCTTTGAGCAGCAGGACCAAAACGCTGAAAAAGCCTTACAATTCCCACTATAGCAGCTCCTAAGGCTATAATTCCTGCAATAATCCAGCTTATTGGCCCTAATGCAAATGTCATTGCAGCACCTAAGCCTTTGGCGGCGGCAGCAAGAAGCCACTTTCCGGCTGTTGCAACCGTCATTTTCTTAGTAAACAAGCCTGTTATAGCTGTTGTTGCCATGGTTTTTGCTGAAAGCTTTTGCATTGCTCTCTTTGCTGTTAATGTACCACTTGCCGAAAGTGCCAGTGCTTTGTTTACTTTCTTTTGCATAATCTCCTTTTTGCCTAATGCTGTAGTTTTGGCACCTGTTGCTGCAGCTAGTGCACCTATTGCTGTAGTTTGGGCACCTATTGCTGTAGTTTGGGCACCTATTGCTGTAGTTTGGGCACCCATTGCTGTAGTTCGGGCTGTCATTAATGCTGTCACTTTCTCATAGCCCTTTTTCAAACCATCTATTGCATTAACAACCTTCGTAACTTCACTTGCACCACCAGCTATCACACTGAATGCACGTGCTATTTGACCGGTTGCATTACCAAAAGTTCCTCCCATATTTTCTGCAGAATTCGCAAGTTTATCCAACAACCCTTGCGTATAAGCTAATGAACTGCCAATCTTCTTTAAGTTGTCGCTTGCACTATCTTGTACCCTTACGGTAATTACTTGATCTTGATTCATAGGTCATCTCCTTTTCTTTGTAATATTCTTGTTGTTGTTTTATGTCTAACAACAAGTAAAACGACAAATGCAATTAAAATGTGAATGCTACCCTTAATGTTGAAATTTTTCCTCTAATGCTGTAAAATGGTTAAATATTAGATTTTTTCTAAAAAATATTTGGGAGGTATCTTTATGAATATTTGGTGGATTGCTGCTATTGTCATTGCCATTATTTCCGTTCCTGTATTTTTCTTGGTTCGCTGGGTTCTTTCAATTAAAAAAACACAAGAAGAAATTGAACGTGCTGGTGGATTCGATCAATGGTCTAAAAACATAAAAGACCAAATGGCACATAATGATGAAAGAATCCGGCATAACGATGAAAGAATCCGGCATAACGATGAAAGAATCCGGCATAACGATGAAAGAATCCGGCATAACGATGAAATCATCCAACAGAATGATGATTTCATCCGACGAAAAGATGAAGCAACTAGAAAAAGCAATGTGTTTTCTAATACCCTTAGTACTCTTGAGCAACAATTTGAACAAAGTTTATTTTCTGATGCTGAATTAGAAAAAATTGCAAAAGACAAGGAACATTCAAATGATCTTGCATTGTTTTCATCTGAAACTTTGGAACAATTAATTGAACCAATAGAACAAGAAATAAAACTGACAGAAAAACAGACAAATCTGATAGAAAAACAGGCAAAATTGATAGAAAAACAGACAAAATTGATAGAAAAAGGAACAAAGTTGACAGAAAAGCAAACGATATTAATCAAGAAACCGATTTCAAAAGAGAACGATGAAAAAATAAGAACATTTGATGCTGAAATGAAGGCACTTGATGCTGAAATGAAGGCACTTGATGCTGAAATAAAGGCACTTGATGCTGAAATAAAGGCACTTGATGCTAAAATTAAGATATTTGAGATAGAAATTGACGAAGTAAATAAAAAAATTATCACTTGTACTGAAAAATTATTTGCTTCCTACACCAAAATAGAGCAATGGGTTGAACTAGGAAAAATTAGGGCAGCTAAGCAAGCCCCTAGTGCTTAACCTCCACATCGGTTAACTATGTCATATTGATTCTAAGCAACCCCATCAAGGTTGCTTTTTTTCTGTCTAGCTATCCCTAGACTCTGACTTCTGATTTCCGACCTCTGACCTCCGCTAACCATTAGCTTTCTCCTTTCTTTTTCATGGATTTTGTGGTATTTTATATTTGTGGAATATTTTTCTTTATAACAGCTTGTAAATACTAATAAAAAGGAGTCTTATATATGCTGCTGATGGATATAATTATTGTAATTGCTATAGCTGTTGGTATCTTTGCCCTTGCTTTTATTTATTTTTTCATTCAGGATATTCGTCTAATGAAAAACCCTGAACTTTTAGAAGAAATTATTCGCCGAGATGAAGAAATTACTCTCCGAAATGACAAAATTGTTCGCCGAAATGACGAAATTATTCGCCAAAATAACGAATCACAACAAATAGTAAATACCTTAGAGAGATATATAGATCGAAGTGTATTCACAAAATCAGAAGAACAAGAAATCATGGATCTTATGAAAGATTCAACCGGTATACACAAACGTATCACTGAACTTCAAAACCAATCAACAGCACTTACAGATAGCCTAACATCTAAAATGGGTAATGCTTTTGCTGATCCTGCAAAGAACAATGTCAAGATTAAAAAGCTGTCTGCTGAAATCGACGAGGTACAAAAACAAATCATACTTTTATTAGTTGAGGATGCTGCTATCTTCGATAAATTCAAGAACTGGCTTGCCATCAGCAAACAAAGACTTGGTAACAGCAACCAACATCCTTCTGGTACTCAAATACAGAAGATAGTTTCCACTTGTAAAAACTGTGGAGCTAGTAATAATATGACTAAAGAGCCAGTTATTCAATGTGAGTATTGTGGCTCCTACTTTCAATAAATAACAAAATAACTTATGCAGGATAAAGGATATTTTTGCTCTAGCCCCTCCCATTGAATGAAAAGACCAGGCCATCTTTTTTACTTAGATAGCAAAAAATACTGTCAAAGCTTTGCAACCATTGAAAATATTTTTTGTTACCTCCACTTCTCCATGAAAAAATTGTAACTCTAGCCACTCCATCGCTTCGCACTGAAGTAGAGATACTCAGGAGTAGCTGCCAAGTTTTTGTTACTATGGCGGCTGCGGGATATATCAGCCGCCACTGGCCGTATTGGCCTGTAATATTAATGCTTTTAGCTGGTTTTGTTTTTGTTTTTGCTTGTGCTCCGGAATATCGGCAGCTTTTTCCTCTTGTGGTTTAAAAAACTCGTCAAAGGAACCGTAATACGGTACAATTTTTTTCCCCTGCTGCTTTGTCGCTTTCGCCTGTACGTTAAGCCATGCCTGAAGATGAATATCCCACGCCTTATCGGTCAGCTGCAAACGGATAGCTTTCATCATCAACGTGTATTGCCTTAAGGTAACACGCCCAATCAAAACCAAATCAAATACCCCGCAATATCGCATGATGTTAACTTTTAGATCATCAATGGTAATGGAATTTTCCTCTACTTTTTGCTTTCCTTCTCCATCAACAGCCCCAACTTCTTCATGGTGAACTTCGTCGAAGGAGCTGTCTCTAATGCTGACAAAAAATCGCTCATCAGCACCTCAATATCTGCTTCGTTTTCAATAAACTTCTTAATATCCTCCGGCTTCGGCTTTGCTCCTGTGATGGTACCGGCTGTAATTAAATCCAGTAAAATAAGAGGATTTCCAAGTTCGATCTGTGCTACAGCATAGGTTAGGCCTTGACCTAATTGAAAACCATTTTGAACTATATGGTACTTTTTATCCAGAGATGCAATGAAATCCAGGCCAAAATAAAGTTCATAATCTTTCCCATTAATTGTTATTATCATATTTATATCTCCTCGTTTTTTAGTAGTCAGGGGCGGAAGTACTCCGCCCCTGCATTTTAGGTTTTTTAAACTACTCTTGTCGTATCTGCGAATTCGTACGTTACAGCTTGGCTCTGCTGAACAGTTAAAGTAGCGTTGTTACGTACACCTGAACCATTGATAGCAGCGGTTATGGAAATTTCTACGCTATCTTCCGCACCGGCAGTTTCGCTCCACTCGGTGATATAACCTTGGAAATATCTTGCGGGGAACTGATTACCACCTGGAGTCGTTGGCTCAGTTTTGTCAATATCCCAAAACTCAACAAGTTCACCCTCAAGGAAAGCATCTTCCAGTTTTCCACGTATGTCATCATTACGTGCCATAAGGGAGGATAGGGAATATCCTATAACTACCTCAGATAAAGATTGGATATTACCATCCTTTGTAATTGTAGATTCTGAACCTCTTGTGCTGGATTTTTCGTGGTTAGTTTGAAGTGCTAAGCGTCCTGCATCAATCTCTCCTCTCAGTGAATATGGACGCATCAGCATGATGCGATTTGCACCTCTAATTGGTTCTGTCATGATTGTTGTCTCCTTTTTTAGATAGATTTTTTATAGATGTCTTGCAGTTTTCACAGCTAAATCCCCATTGTGCAACCCACGCTAATTTTATTTTTATTTGAATATTTTTCGTGTGCAACAAAGTACGAATTAGCTATGATATTTTGTAATACCTCGGTTGTTGTTTAACGTCTAACAACCGAGCAAACGACGGATATATACAACTACATCTTTTGCCTGACTAAGCCTCTCTAATATCCCGCCCCTGCAGGTGGCAAGAAGTACGGCTAAGTCATGCATGAACTCATCTAACACTCAGTGGTTTCAAATCCCCGCTGAATGAAGATTCGTTCTACCCTGTTCAGTCAGGTATCATTGTCTTTGTGTTTTACGCCCACAAATACCAAAACGGCGAAATATACAAAAAAGCACTCCATGCCGGGCTGTCCGGTTGGAAGTGCTTTTCTTATTCAAGACTTTTCATAACACAACATAACAATGTGCCTTTTATTGGCTATTTTTGACTCCTAACATTTTTAACGCTTTAGTATGGCATTTATGTATCCCTGCCAAGCTATAATTCATATCCAAACAAATTTCTTCCCACTCCCTGCAATCAATGTACCTGGCTCTGATCAAATATTTCTCTAATTCCGGAAGATTTCCTATAGCTTCTTCTATATTCCCTAAAGTTACATATGATTCATGCAATTGAATCTTAAGTATTTCTTCAACATCTGCCAGTTTTGCAACTATACCGGCCATTTTATCATGCTCATTAGACTTCCCTTTTGGTTCATTAGAAATAGTCGTAGTAATTTTTTCAGCTGCAGACCTTAGTTCCAGTATTTTTTCATCAAGTTTTTGGATATTCCTTTGTAACCATCCGTAATTCTGAAGTTGTTGTTTTGTCAATCCAATTACCTCCTTTGGTGCAACCAGTCTATAAACTTTATTTTTCTAAATTCCTTGCATCGTATGTTGACAGATCGGTTGCTGTTAGCAACTCATTTAATGTACTGAGAAGGATTTTTTTATAACCTTTGGGTAAATCTTTGATTAACTTAGCGATTTCTTTAACTTCCTCTTTTTGACTAATGTCCTCATTTAACACTCCCTTATTATACCTTGTTAACAT